CGAGATTCATGAGCGTCTCGTGGGCTCGGAGATGTGTATAAGAGACAGCTGTATCCAGCTCTACGCCTTCGGCAGCCTGAAACTCGTACTTTTCAGGCGCACCCTCTGGTTTATCGCCGTCCTTTTTTTCATCCTGCTTATCGTTTTCAGGCTTTTTGTCATCAGCAGGTTTATCGCCATCAGCAACAGGTTGTGGCTTATCACCTTCCTGTTGTGATGGATCACCAACTGGAGCAGGGTTATCACCTGCAGGCGCTGACGGTTCTGACGCAGCCGGAGCTGCTCCACCATCGACTGGTTGCTCATTGCAAAGACGGCGATACAGCAAACGCTCAAATAAATTCATGATCACTCCTGTTCACTGGCCTCTTTGGCCATCTTCAAATACTGTTCAGGGCAATGCGCCATAACGCGCTGAAACAGTTCCAGCGCCAGATTGCGTTGCCCCTCATTAAATGCCATTGCCATAGCATCCATCGGAGAGATAGCGGAAAACACCCGGCCTTTCTCCAGCACCGACCAGACAACGCGACGCCCCTGTTCACTGCTCATGACAAAGCGAATGTCATCAATTTCACGCTGTGCCATGTCACGTTGCTTACGGGCGTTTTCTTCTTTCAGTTGATCGTCTTCGAAATCTGTCATTGTGATTGCCCACCCTGACCACTAACTGCATTCGCCATAGCTGACAAAACACTCGGATCCGAAGTTTTAGCTTCGCTTAGCGTCTTGGCACCCTGTGCCGCCGCCATCCCCATCGCCATCATTTGTTGCTGCTGTTGTTGCTGTGCCCGTTGCTGGCGAGCCTGCTCAACCTGTTCCTGCGGAACAATGACGGTTGGAGACACTCCGGACATATCAGCGAATGCATCGATCGCCTGATCAACGTTGAGTTTGTCGAGAGCTTCTGGTTTCGCTTGCGCAAGTTGACCAATGAAGTTAACCGTGGACGCCAGACTGGACAGGCCGATAGACTTCTGCGCCTGAGCCATGACGGAAATGTATTCGACCTTCAGGGGCATGCCTTCCATCGCGTCAGGCGGTGTCGGCAGCATGTTTTTACGCACCATCATCGAGAAAGCGCGGTCAATGAGAGGATTAAGACATTCGTCGTTCAGACGCTCCAGAACCGGCCCCAACATCAGAAGTTTTTCTTCTTTCATTTCGATCACCGCTTCAACAGGCATCGAGCGGGTATTGATGTTCTGCAACATCATGAACAGATCGACAAAGTAGGCGCTGTTAATGATTTGACGGGTGTCCTGAATGTCTGCCACCAAATCTGCTGTACTGGGGTTAACCAGATAAGCAGGCCTGAAACCATCCTGACCAGTAATCTGATCGATATACGTGATGTCGCCAGGAAGAAGGGAGGCACGCTGATTCTTGAGGGAAGTCGGAGCAACCATCGGCGGATTGGTGGCTTTATCAATCAACTGCGACTTGCGCTTCTGGAGAAGCTGCAATGCCTTAACAGGTCCAAGCGCCAGCATACCCGGGCATGATGATCCATAAACATCTTCGCCGTTAACTTCCCAGCGCGGAGCCATAATTGGAAACTCATCGAATCCGGACTCACGCAACAACTTGTCGTTATCGCCACCAACCTCGTAATAAACCGATTTGAATGGCTTGTTCTTGCTATCCAGCTTCGATGTATCGCGGTCAATGTTCGGGTAAACCGAATGCATCACTTCAATCCACTTCTCGTAGGTGCCGCTTTCCCACATGCTTTTTACGGATTCGCTGACGTTATTTAGCCCGAACTCCTGAACAAGCTGACGAACAGTCATAGAGAACTTGCGAAAACAGGTGTCCACACTGCCACGAGGTGAGTTAGCCAGGTAGTAACTGCCTATCGGGAATGGCATTGTGCGAATGATGTCCTCGTCATCCTCCAGCACCGCCATTGCACCAGTGCTGTATGTGCCGAGGCTTCCGTATAACTGCGGAAGAGACTGGTAGAGATTCGACTTATTGAACATATCGTTCATGCGGTTCTGAACTGCCTCAAGCCACAACTTAACAGGGCCATAGTCCATCATTTCAGGATCTGGCGTAGCCAGGCGAAACCACGGACGGGCGGGGCTTGTTATGCCTGACATCATGCCGCTGGCAAGAGTGCGCGCCGCCATAGTCCCGGTCGAATCAATAATGCGTGTATTGCGTCGATCGTTACGGTTAACCTCAGAAGTCAGAAAGCGGGAACCACGCGGGTTGATGTAATCACTCAACTCGCGCCAGTGCGGCTCGAACGACTGACGCTCGCTTTCAAGTTGTGCGAACTGTTTGTTCAATCGCTCTTTAGTTGTTTCCGCCATTTCAATGACTCCGGTTACTGACCAAGCAGCGTTTTACCGCTGGTATTAGCGGTTGATGTGTCGCCCTGAGAACCGGTAAGCAGCGTAGAACTACGACCAGCAGCAGCGCGACGGCGACGAGTTTCTTCGTCGCGGGCATCAACAACGGCGGCATCCTGCTCCTGTGGTGCTGCCTGAACTTCTGGTGTTGCAGGCACTGATGGTGAGCTACCCATGCACATATCAATGACTCCGTACGCAATTAAATTATTACCAATTTAACCACATATGATTTATTTATCGTAGGTAGTTGACATTTAACGCACAAATTATTACCTTTCAGGTAACCAAAGAGTTCATTCCGGTTACTAACCTGACTGGCTTGTCGTTAAATTGAACAGGTGGAGTGAGCTTTTATTTTGAGCAGTACGGCGTATGGCACATGCGCCGATAGCGGTCTGGATACGTTTAAGGGGCACCCTCCCTTGCTCGGGCAAACGAACCAGGTAGCCGGAATGTGCAAGTCGAGCGGTTTTATTCCGCGCACGGGGATTCACCATCCCGGCGATTCGGTGTGACGCCTCGGAAGAGACGAGGGTACAACGATGAGAGCATTTATGGAGCCGCGACAAAGTGTGGCGCCTTAACAGGCTAAGTGCTCTCAGCGTTGTGGCATTAGCTCAGTTGGACAGAGCAACCGCCTTCTAAGCGGTTGGTCGCAGGTTCGAATCCTGCATGCCACGCCAGAATCACGCCTAAGGACCGTGATGCCAGAAGTTCCAGGTGCTTGGCGGTGATGGTTTCCCTTGAAGGACTATCACCGCCCTTTTTACAGCAGGACGCCATTGCGATGACTTCATGCTGTAAACCAGTACAGCCACGGAAGGCATAACTCATTGCTTCCAGTTCGCCCGGTTCGTCCGGGCATTTTTTTAAGGTGAAAATCATGAAAGAGAAGACTGCAGCTGAGCGCTATGCCGCAGCTATCAATGCCGCGATGGCGATTGTAAACCTGCGTGAAGAGATTAAAGATCTCCTTGCAATTATCCATAACAACCTGACATGTACAGAGTTGCTTGGCGGTCAGTACAACGGTGAGGCGGTGAAGGAGGCATTTAAAAATGCCGAGGTAGGAATAATTCCAGCAAACTATGTCAAGGCTGAATGTGTGCTCCTAAAGGCACGAGTGAGTCTGCATGAAGATCCTGGTAATCTCGGTCGAACTGCAATGCGTTACGTGATAGACGAGTCGAATGCCAAACACAATCTACCGAAATAACACCGTGACATGTCACAAACAGACAGCCTATGAGCTGGCTTTGTTTTATCCTCACCAGAGGATATCAACGACATTATCCCCACCAGCGGATTAAGCATAGGGATCGTAATCTGTGATGGCCTTGCCTTGCTGGTTCTGCTGACCGGGAATTCGCAGACGCTTCGACACAGGGAACGCAAACGTCAGCAGTAGCGCATCGCCTTTACCAGGAGAACGCCCAAGTCGCTCTTTGATATCTTCCTTCGGTTCGATAACGATTTTACCGTCCACTCGAACTTTGTACTCTGCTGCCGACAGGTCGTCCGCTGTTTCCTGGTCATCCAGCATGCCGCCCAGCCTCAGCCATGTCTTGCATGAATTGAACATCTCCCCACGCTTGTTGAGCATCTGCGGGTCAGTAGACGCGCCACCGAACGGAACAAGTTGCCATGTACGACCCCATCCGTCACCGATTGACTTCAGACCGGTTCCGTAACCGAAGTCGATGAACACCGCGTCAGCCTGATACTGGTCTTCAAAGTCAGCGATACGCTTCGCCATAATCAGATCGTCGGTAGTCTTGTTGCCAGTCCACAGCACCTTACTGTGTAGCCCCTGCCGCAGGTATATCACCGCGTCATCAACGCCTGAATATGCCGGGTCAACACCGATTATCACCGGAGCATGCGCCACCTGCGCAGCGGTTACCACCCGTTTCATTGCCTCATCAGTAAGACCGGTAGGGATAAACTGCAATTCAGATGCATCAGGGAATATGCCGCGCACACGGATTTTAACGAAGTCGCTGTCTTCCCCGTAGTCATCAACCCATTTCTGCAACTGCTGTTTGTTAGTGCCTTCCACCGTTCGGCTGTCAATCTGCGCAGTTTTCCAGCGGTGTTTATATTTGCGGAAACATTCGCGGAAACGTCCGGTATTACGCGTCGGGTTTCCGAACGCCACCCAGATAATCTCAGTGTCTTCGTCCGTTAGTGCACCCTCGGCAACTTCCCACACCAGATCCGCAATGTTCGACGCTTCATCGAATACCACGATGATGCGTTTGCGCTCGTTGTGTAGTCCGGCGAATGCCTCAGTGTTGTGCTCAGACCAGGGGATTGCGTCAGCTCGCCACCGCTTGTCGTGTCCAGGATCATTGCTGTACATCGCGGTAGCGGTACAGGTAAACCAGTCTTTCGTGATAGCAAGGTTCGACCACTTGATAATTTCCGGCCAGGTCTTCGTTCGTAGCTGGTTGTCGGTGTTGGCGGTCACCACGACCTTACAATCCTCGCAAGTGGACATGCCCCAGTTGATCAGCATTGAGATGAATGCGGATTTACCAATACCGTGACCCGAAGCACGTGCCAGCATAAGCGGCTGATAGCGCGTCTCTGGATTCTGCAGGTGATCACGTATCTCTCGGAACGCATCAGCCTGCCACTGACGTGGGCCGGTAGCATGTGCCAGTTCAGTCCCCTCTTCCCCCCACGGGAACGCATAGAGGGCATAGCCAAGCGGATCGTGAGTGAACCCTGCAATATCCTCGATCAACTGCTCTTCAGGAGATAACGCTGTATCTGTCACTGATTACCATCCTGACGTTCTTTGAGTCGCTTCCTGGCTGCTGCTATGCGATCAGCAATTGTCACATTCACATTAACATCCAGACGTTCTTTGAACGCGTTGACATCAACATGCTTACCAATCAGCTCAAGGTTCTTCACCTTGTCAGGCCATTTAATTTTTTTGAGGATTGTCTCTATCGAATCCTCGTTCATGTTCATGATGGTCGATGACAGATCAAAGCCACTAAGCGTAGTGCGCCAGATTTTCGGCCACTCACGGATTGGTTTAAGGCTCCCATCGTCGTTGAGGATGTCGATCACGTCCATCTGGTCGATCTCCACCAGGCGCATGAGAACGTAATCAGCACTGACGCGCATTCGTTTGTTGCGCTCCTCCATCAACTCGGCAATCCGTTTTTGAATGCGTTCATCGCGCATCATGACACTGGCTTTAACTGCCGCTGTATTTGGGGAGAATCCTGCGTTAATCGCTGCCTGAGTCTGGTTTTCAGGCGTTTTGATGTATGACTGGCAATAAGCCTCCTGCATTGCTGTTAGTGGCTTAAATTGCGTTGATTTGCGTTTATAGGTTTTAGGTTCAGCAGGCATCATAACCACCGTGGTAATAGTTACCGTTGTGGTAATAGTACCATGCAAAATAAAGCCGCCATAGTTGGCGGCAGTATTCAAAACCCATCAAATTCATCATGCATAATCTACTCGTGACATGTCACACTATTAATTTCGTTTCATGCCAGCCTTTAGTCACCCAGCATTGCGAGTCACCATTACACGGGCATGAATTAACTGGAACTCTCTCGCCGCACTTACCGCAACATTTTCTGCTGATCGATTTTATACGCCCGCGCACGCGTGCATCATCCTGGCGGATCAGTAACGCGATGTACTCGGCCATTTCATAGGGATCGCGACCAGGGCGCCGGGCGGCGCAGTTCCGCGCCAGCATTTCCTGCTCCTGCTTATCCAGCACCAGTTCAATTTTGCGCTCACCGGCGGCGGACTGCCGAGCGCGCTGCGCGGCTTTGCGTTCTGCGGGGGATTTAGCCACGAATCGCACTCCACGCCAGATTGATTAATGACTCCCAGGTAATATAAACCCGGATACCAGCAGCCAGGCCGAAACCAATCACCATGGCATAAAGCAGAGCGTTGCACTTGTTCATCACTTCACCTCCTGCGGCGGTTCTGGTAGCGGCATCCAGAACAAGGCGTTCCCTAACCACGATAAAGTGCCGTCGCTCAACTCCACGTATTCCCCTTGTACCTGTCCTGCCATATACTCGCCGTGCTTTGAATAAATTAAAATCCAATCATCTTGAGGGGGCATTCGCTCACTACAGCTTATCCAACCATCCGGAGTCACCGGAAGCGAGAACGGCAGCACATCTCTGTGAACAAGTTTTTGCTGTGACAGGTTATCCAGAACTTTCTGTACTGCTGCATCACCGAATACACCAAGCGCATCTGCCATAACTCCTACAACCTGATAAGCCTCAGCGCATACCGTGGATAAACCATCCGGAATATCCGGATAGTTGCCTGCCAGTCTACGCAAAACAGCCTTAACAGCCTCAATACGGTCATCATCGTAACTTTCCGCCGTATCTATGCGGTCGAGCATGATGATTGCGTTATCAATATCAGGATTGCCGGTCCACTCATTACCGCGATTGGATTCGGCAGCCTGGTTGCCGCGTACTGGTTGATTGTCGGCTTTACCCAGTCTGTCGTCGCTGCATGAATGCCCTTCCAGCCAGGCCAATGCTTGTCGCATGAAATACGCAATATGTTTGCCGTGGTAATCGTCTTCATCGATGTGAAAAGCGATACTACGAATGTATTCAATTGCGTTTTCAATGGCCTCTAACGCTATCGGCGCTGGCGGAGTGGTATATAGTTTTCGACATTTGTATATCCAACCGGCATGGTCAGGCGTGTCTGTAAAACGCAAATCGTCTTCGTAGCACTCACGACTACGTTCTTTCCATTCCGTCCACGGAACACCGCTATTCCAGGTGGGGCGAGTGCAGGACTGATACAGAACAGGCTCTGCTTCCAGCGATGCCAGAGCAATTTCATAAGCCAGGCGCTCAATATTGTCTCGCACGTCCAGGCTGCCGATTCGCTCTCTGATTTCTTTAATCAGTTCTTTGTCGGTAAAAGTTGTCATGTGTTAGTCCTTATCCTGCTGTGCTTTCAACTGATGAGGGGAACAAAATCTTTTCATCAAACCCTGCATTCATATCATGAACAGCAACACACCAATCCATTGACGAACGATTATCAAGAGCCTCCATGATTTCATCCATGCGGCGCAGGTCATACAGGTAAATGCTTTTATCGCCAATGGTGTAAAAACCAATTTTTTTCGGTGATGGGCAGCGATCAAGAACGTCCTGTAATTCATTCAACCATGCCCGTTCTTTTTTTGTTAAAGTTGCCATATCACTCTCCTTTGATGCGAATGCCAGTGGTACTCATTCTCCTGATTTCCCAGAGCACACGAGGAACACCACCGTTTCCGACCGGATCGCGTTTACTCCGCAGGGCGACGCTTGATTCCGCCCAGCTTTTTCTTGGAGGAAGCTCTTTCACACGAACAAAACCAGCTGCGCGAAGAGATGCTCCTGATTCATCTGCCCGGGTGTACGTAATACAACGTTGATAACCCATAGCTTTTGCTGCCCGCCAGACAGCACCATAAAGCGCGCTGTTAGCGTTGCGTTCTCCTGTGGTACATGTGCGATTTACTTCAAGCGTTAATCCATCGTCCAAATGTCGTGCAACAGGTCGACCGGCTGTCGCCACACCTATCAATTCTCCGGCATCATTTCTCAGACCAATGCTGAATTTATGCCCCACCGGGGGTTTATTGTGTCGGTGATGTCTGGATATAAATGCCTTCGCAACACGAAGAGTAACCGGTGAAATCTGCACTCTCACTCTCCTTTGATACCAATGTTTACAGTCTGGCAAGCTTCTCTGAGCACCCAGTCAATAGCGTCTTTCCATGCTCCGGTTTCGACTGACGGATTTTCACGCTTAACCTGTTCATAGAAGCGCACTGCTTTAACCAGTCCTTCCGGTACTACTGGCGATGGCTGTTTAGCTTCTAAATCAGCAATTCTGTCAACCACGGCATCGACAGCATCTGAAAAGCCGAACCAGTTACTCCACTCCGGTCTGTCCCCGGTTGCTGCAAAGTACATATCAGCTAAAGCAGACTCAGCATGGTCACGCTCATTGATGAGTTGCTCTTCGCTTTTCTCCAGTTCAGCAATACGATTACTTCCATCCGAGATAACACCTTCGTAATACTCACGCTGCTCGTTGAGTTTTGATTTTGTCTCCTCAAGCTCAACACGCAGCTTCCCTACCGTTAGCGCAATATCCTCGTTCTCCTGGTCGCGGCGTTTGATGTATTGCTGGTTTCTTTCCCGTTCATCCAGCAGTGCAAGCACGGTAGCCGGATTAGCCTTGGCAACAAAATCCCGGACTGGCTTACAATCAATCTCCGCAATGGGTTGATACGATGTGTAGCCATGCTGTCTTGTATAACTACCGTGACGAATAACGAAAAAATCACCATTTATTTTTTTAGCCTGCCACTTATCTTCACCGGCTTTCTCTGCCGCTTCACGCAGTGCATGATAGTTAATTTTGTTCACTGGTTGCCTCCTTTGCGAAGCTCTGCGGCAAAGTCAACTAACCACTCGGTCATTTCAACCTTCCCTACCAGGTCTGAACCAGGAAACATACAGCAATCACTCTGCGCCGCTTTGAAATCCTTATACTCATATTCCTGAGCCACCAGATTTTTTGCAGCTTCTATAACAGCATCCACCCCCTGCGCCCGTACTTCAGCCAGGAAAGCGTCGGTGGCTTGGGTTTCGATATCGTTAATTTCAGGAAGAATCTCTTCCCATGTAGCGATATCGCCATTCAAATGCCATCCGGCAATTCCACTGGAGTTATCCGCAACACTGCGAACGGCTTCAATAGTTTCATGCATTGCCGCATTCTCCGCTGCCAGCGCCGAAAACTTCTCGTGTGCCAACTTAACAGCCGCATCAGCCTGCTTAATTGACTCAATCGCTTTCTGCTGGTCTTCGGCCAGCGCATTAGCACGCACCAGTTGCACTTCCAGTTGCGTTGCCAAATCGCTGATCAGCTTTGCCACACTGCGCATATCAACGGCACCACATTCTGCTTTCAGTTCCGAAGCCATCTCATGCCCGGCGGCAACTAACCCTTTGATATTACTTTCCATCTTTACCCTCGCTTATCCACATAACTTATTGATTACATTGATAACTAAAAAGATCGTCGATTCAGAACTCTTCGATGTTCCAGCCACCACCTGCTTTCTTTGGTTTAACCGTTACCCCGATGATTCGGAACGGATACTGATCTGCGGCGACTTTGGTTTTCACCCTGGCGTCGTCGGTCCAGAAACCTTTCACTTCGTGCAGTTCCATCTCTCCGGTGGCGAGCATCACAGCGAAATCGGGCGTATAGAACGTGTTGTCAGCTAACCGCAGCTTGATACCCTCGAATCGATACCAGGCGATTTCCCCTGCACGTTTACGCTGCTCAAGGTGCTGGCAATACGCAGATTCTGTTTTGTTCATCTGGCCTGTTTTGAGTCGACCAAGAGCCTGTATCTGTTTTCTCATGATTTACCTCTAAGGTAATTGAAAACCATATAAGACACGAAATCAATAGAGTTTAGAATATTTTGTTACCTTGTAGGTAATTGTTGAGGCGTAAAAAAATGCGCTATCGCGCTGGTATTACTTGATAAATCCTGCCGCCTTTCCCCGCCTGTATTCCTCCATCAGCCACTGCGCCGGTGTTATTCCCCCAAGGGTGGCGGCGTTAGGCATGCACCCGAAACTTCGCCCTGGTGGATGGTAAACGTCTCTCCCTGTGTCCGGAGGTGTACTCATGGGCTCTGGCTTTGCCTGTATGCTGATCACCGGATCGGGTATCTGCTGTCCGGAAGCCACCTTTTTCGCCCAATCATCGAGCAGCCTGCGCGCGTGTTTCTCAACCTCACTCTCGCTAAGCTGGCGCTGATACATTGCACGACGGGTATCACATACGACCCAGTACATAACCGGATGCCGCCACGGGAATCTTTCGGGACCACCAGGATATAAACTTTTTTCCTTGCTGTACCGGTGAAACTCCGCCATCACATCGTCAATGGTGACGCCAAGAACCATCTTGCTGTCTTTGCACCACTTGATGAATTGCCCTGGCGACGGCCAGAACGGAGATTCACTGGCGCGGGCGTGGCGCATACCAGCGTTAACCTGTTCCATTGTAGTGATCCCATTCTCCAGAAACGCAAGCATCCATTGCTTACGGAATTCATTAAGTTTGTTCTGCTCCCTTATGGTCGAAACGCTTGCAGGAAATGCAGCCTGTAACTGGACAAATAGTTCATTGAAAATTCTAGCAACCTGCTCCTTTTTGCCATTGCTGTCACGCCGCTCTTCATGCACAGCAACACCATGCTCACGTAAGCGATCGTACTCATTGAGAAGTTCTGGAGTTGATTTCATCCCACACCCCTTCTATCCAGTCAGTGTTATTCCAGTCAAGCTCATCGCTTTTCCCGGCATTTTTTGATTTTCCCCTGATATGATTTACGTGCCTGGCGAATTTTTGTTCCCACTGAACCTGCGTGAACACTTTGCCCTCAGCCATCCAGTAATCCCGGAATGCAGCAAGTTCAGCAGGTGTAAATTCCGGTTCCGGCAGGGCCGTTCCCCACAGCGCAGCACGCCGCCGAAAATCTGGCGACGGTAGCCAGCCATCTGTCATCGGAAATTTCCCGATGGGTTCACTCAGGCCATCCAGAAATTCAGGTTCTGCCACCTGCAACGGCGTACTGTTCGCTTCACTGGTCGGAGCACCCTCGCGCACGTGCGCTATGTGTGGGGTTTTATATATATCTTCCTCTTCCTCTTCCTCTGGTAACTCCTTTTGTAACGCTGTTGGCGTTACTTTTTGCGTTACTCGTTTTCTATGCTCTGCCACTCTTCTATTCGTAAGTGCACGTTTTTTCGATGATTCTCCATTATGTCGCTCAAAGTTTGGAAGAATTAGTTTGCCGTCATGATAAGCAAGCCATCCGACGCTAATGAGGGCGTCAGCAAATCCTGTAATAAAAGCGAGTCTATCAAGTACTCCTTTTGTAACGCTGCCAGCGTTACCGTCTATTGTTTGCTGGTCAGCCCATGCCCATATACGAACCAGCTTTCCAAGAACAGCATCTGGATCAATACCCAGAATTTCTGCTATCTGAAAAATTTCAGGTTTATCAGGAGTGATAACTTCAACCTTAATCCAGCTGCTTGCCATAGGTTTCCCCTCTTGCACTCTTTAGTGCACAAGCAAATTCATTACGATGGCGGTTGGCGCTATTCATTGCACATTCAACACATGTTCCGTTCAGAACATACCTTTCAGAGAGATGGCCGTGACGGCACCGCTTTCCTGTGAAATAGCGATTTAACCCGGCTTTTGCGGCCTCCATTCTGGTTACTATCTTCAATTTTTCCGCCCCTTTTTGTTATTGATATTGACTATTTTGCACAATTGGAAAATTTGATCAACCAGATTTGGTTTTTTATTACCCTTAAGGTGCGAATAGATATGAAAAGACCGCCGGATGGCGGTCTACAGAGGGTTGTGGCTGGATATCATGAGTAGAAGAAGTATGCCAGTTCTGCTTTTGAGCGCAGCCATTGTCTTGTTTTACAGGCTTTAAAAAGCCCATTCATCAATACTTTACCTGGCATTTTGCGCTTGCCTGTTAAGTGAGTCTGGATATAGTGACTCGTCGTTCCGGCTTCCTGTGCGAAGGCTTCACGCTCATCCGGAGTAAGTGCAAGCCAGTGCTTTTTGAAATCGAAATGTCCGTTATCGCTCATAGCTATTGCCTGATATTTATTTCAGATAATAAATATTCACCCATAAGGTAACAAAAATCAAGGATAGTTACCTATGAGGTGCATTTACCTGTTGGGTAATATTGCTTTAAATTGAATCATCTACTGATTCATATATGAGGCGATTTTCCAGAAAATGAAAAGTATCCAGGACGTCCGCAGGCAAAATCTCAACGACTTGATCGACCGTGAATTCAATGGTGTTCAGACGCGGATGGCAGAAAAACTTGGAACTCAGGCAAATCTGGTAAACCGCTGGGCTCTTGGCAAGAAGGTTATCGGCGACCAGGTTGCACGAAAAATTGAAGCTGCCGCCAATAAACCCCGTAACTGGCTTGATATTGATCGTTCGCTTTCTCAGGAGGGTTTTCAGCCTGTCGGCCCGAGCGATATAGGTCAGCTGGCGGCTCACAACCTGGAACGCTGGATGAGCGAAAGCCGCGACCTTTCAACACAGGGAAAACTTCACCGCGCATCCGGCGTCGCCCAGGTGACAATCAGCCGCCTGTTAAACAATGAGGTCAGCGTTTCCATTTCCACCCTGGAGAATGTTGCATCCGCATTCGGGCGTCACGGATATGAACTACTGATTCACCCGCACGACCCTGCGACTATCAACTATGACCGCTCACGCTACGCATTGTTACCCGAAACCGAGAAAGCAAAGATCGAAAGTTACATTGAATTTGTCATCAACCAGAACGAAAAAAGCAAACAATAAAACTATAGTTTTCAGTAAGTAAGCCGCCTCATGGCGGCTTTTTTATTGCCAGATAGATTACCTTACGGGTAATTTTTTTAACTCATATCTATTGACACCAAACCAAATAAGCATAATTATTACCCCAACGGTAACAGACCGAGGTAACAAGTTATGCAGTGGAAAATCATCAACGGTTGGTACTGCGTTACTGCATGCGGATTCATGAGCTGGAAGTTCCGCACCTTACAGGAAGGCATTAAGTGGGCTTTCGTCAGCAAAGAAGCTCGCGATGTAGCCAACGATAACGAGATATGGGAGGGCTGATAATGAACGTTAATCAGCAGAAAAATCTTCAAAAAATCATGCTGGCATTCGACAAGGACTACCGCCTGTCAGAACAGCTATATGACCGACAAGTTGAACTGATTGAGAGCATCCGACTTCATCAACTGTCCTCAACTTTCGACGTTGTAACAGGCAAAGGCGTTCGTCAGGAAGTGCTGGAGGCTGCTAAAGACAGCCCTGAGTTCGAAGAACTGATGGATGCCTACCGGCGCGAGGCAATGGCAATTATAGCGCGCTGGGATCTGGCGGATCAGCTTGATGGGCAGAGGGACGCGGCATGATGCGGAACGCTGGAATCATGGATAGAACAAAATACATCGGAGGAAGCGATGTTGCAGGGATTCTTGGAATTAGCCCATGGCGCACCCCGCTTGAGGTTTATCTGGATAAGGTCCAGCCACGTGTCAAACCAGTAGACCCAAGCAAGCAGAAAGTTTTCACGCGTGGCCAGCGTATGGAGCCATACGTAATAGACCTGCTTTCTGAGGAAACAGGGATGGAAATCGTTCATCGCGGAAACCGCTATATCCACCGTGATTACGATTTTATTGCAGCTGAGATCGATGCAGAAGCAGCGTCAGGCGAGAACATTGAGATCAAAACAGTTAGTCCGTTCAAAGCCAAAGAATGGGGAGAAATCCAGACAGATGCAATTCCTGTGCATTACACGGCCCAGGCCATGCACGGGTTGATGGTTACAAACAAACAGGTATGCGTTTTCGGTGTGCTTATCGGTGGCGACGACTTCCGAATCTATCGGGTTGAGCGTGATGAAGAAACTATCCAGGCGATCTTAGAAAAAGAAATCGCTTTCTGGGACCGAGTGAAAAATCTTAACCCGCCGGAAGCTACCAGCGTAAGCGATGTATCGCTGATGTTTGAGAAAGATGCCGGGACAAGTATCGAGGCTGACGGAAAGGCACTCGCACTATTCAACGATCTACGAGACATGAAATCACGCAGAAAATCACTGGAAGAAGAAATAGCTATATCAGAAGAGAAGCTGAAGATGTACATGCAAGAGCACTCAGTCCTGACCCTGGACGGAAAGCCGCTCTGCACATGGAAATCTCAGATCAGCAACAGATTCGACCAGAAGCTATTCCAGTCAGTACACCCTGAGTTATTCGAAAAATTCAAAACAACAACGACACAACGCGTCTTCAGAATGAAGTAAGGAGAAAAAATGTCTATCAATGCACTTAAGGCAGCGGCTACCGGTAACCAAGTTGCACATCATAATGAGAAACCAACAACTCTGGCCGGACTTCTGGCAGACCCAAAAATTAAAGCTCAGATGGCTTTGGCACTTCCAAAGCACATGACAGCAGACCGTCTGGCGCGCATAGCAACCACAGAGATCAGAAAGGTTCCAAAACTTGCATCATGCGACCAAGCCAGCTTCCTGGGGGCAATTATGCAATGTGCCCAATTGGGTCTTGAACCAGGCGGAGCTCTTGGACACGCTTACCTGATACCGTTCGACAAACGCCAGAAAGTAAATGGAAGATGGGAAACCGTATCTACAGAAGCACAGCTGATTATCGGCTATCGCGGAATGATTGACCTTGCCCGCCGCTCTGGGCAGATCCTGAGTATCTCGGCTCGTACCGTACATACAAACGACAAATTCAGCTACTCATACGGCCTGGAAGAAACGCTCGAGCATTTACCTTGCGAAACAGGTGACCGCGGAGAATTAACGCACGTTTACGCCGTTGCACGACTGAAAGATGGCGGAGTCCAATTTGAAGTTATGAGCCGGGCAGACGTTGAGAAAGTTCGTGCACTGAGCAAAGCCGGTAGCAGTGGCCCATGGGTTGATCACTTCGATGAGATGGCTAAAAAAACAGTAATTCGCCGACTGTTCAAATATCTTCCTGTTTCTATTGAAATGCAGAAGGCTGTTGTTATGGATGAGCGCGCTGAAGCTGGACTTAGCCAAGATAACGCAGCTGTTATCACTGGTGAATATTCCGTAGTTGACGATGAGCGTCAACACCTGTCGCCAATTTCAGATTCAGAACGAGAAGAAGCTCGAGAATATATCATCGCGATACTTAATAGCCTGGATCCATCTGCTGAAGATGCAAAAACGATGTTCAAGCGCGCTGAAAATGAAATTAACACCATGGCTGAAAAGCTCGGTGATGAATATCACCAAAAATTCATGATGACGCTTAACGATATGCGTCCAGAATTCGAGTAACCACCACCGCGGCGCCACGTGCGCCGCACTGCAACCAAGAGAGGTATTCATGAAAGGTGCATTAGGTAAGAAAGAACTCCTGGCGGTGGTGCCACTGTCATGGAGCACTATCGACCGTATGGAGCGCGCAGGGGAATTTCCTAAACGCTGGTATATCACCGATAAACGCTGCGCATGGAACCGTGATGAAGTTGAGCGTTGGCTTGATGAACGTCAGGCAGCAAGCCCGGCAGAGTTCCAGGGTAAAAAGCCTCCTGTTCAGCAACGTGTATATCGTCCCGTGAGCAACGCTGCATGAGTGCGCTGCTAAGGCACTGGAGCAAATGGTCAGGATGGTACTTATTCCTGGCCTCTGTTTCAGCATGGCTTTATCTGCTGGCATTAATTTTCAGAGAGGGTTGGATTAAGTGAGAAAGTTAAGCCGACTTGAAAAATATCACATGAATAAGGTTTCAATGCGCAGTCCGTCAAAGATTGTCGCCGTTACTCCTGCGGCGATAGAGATCGAAAAACGCGCGATTGAAAGAGAGAAAAAAGGGCAATTCCGCATTGCCGCTCACCTTTGGCTTCAGTGTATGGATGTTGCTTCTGGTGATGTTGAACGTGCAAGGATCGCGGTTCGCAGGGACCAATGTATCACAAAAGGTAACGGCCTTCGCCGTGGCGACTATAGCGGCATAGGATGTTGTGGGGTGGTTTATGACTAAGAAATACACACTAATCTATGCAGATCCACCCTGGGTATACCGGGACAAAGCCGCAGATGGTAATCGCGGTGCCGGTTTTAAATATCCGGTTATGAGTGTGCTGGATATCTGCCGCCTTCCTGTGTGGGATTTGGCCGATGAAAACTGTCTGTTGGCCATGTGGTGGGTGCCAACACAACCACTCGAAGCACTAAAAGTTGTTGAAGCCTGGGGATTCCGTCTGATGACGATGAAGGGCTTCACGTGGATAAAATGTGGTAGTCGACAACCAGATAAACTGGTTATGGGTATGGGACACATGACTCGCGCCAATAGTGAAGATTGCCTGTTTGCGGTAAAGGGAAAACTACCTACGCGCATTAATGCAGGGATCGTTCAGTCATTTACCGCACCGCGGCTTGAGCATTCAAGAAAGCCAGATATCGTTCGTGAAAAACTTGTGCAATTATTAGGCGATATTTCTCGCATTGAACTGTTCGCCCGCCAGACGTCTCATGGCTTTGATGTTTGGGGTAATCAGTGCGAAGACCCGGCAGTGCAACTACACCCTGGATACGCGTTGGATATTGGCGGATTAACAAATGCATTCAGCAATGCTCCGCTGTCACCAACAGACATCCAGGGGCGGGAGCGTGCTGCATGAACAGGGCATCACCAGCAGATTTAAGAAAATGCCTTGAAACTGCAAGGCATGCTTGCACACAGCGGGATCAGGTTTGTTCCAATTCCCGCTGTCACTGATGCTGAATTTGCAACACTGTCAGCAATATTCGAAAACAAAATTGAATCACTGGCAGCAGAAGCAGAGATGGAAGAAAATCAGCAGAACTATTAAACGTTATTCCCCCGCCATCCACTTCTCAAACTTCGACGGGGAGAACGGAATCAGATCCGTATGCTCCCCGTCAATCCATGAATCAATCATATCGGCCCACTGCTGCAACATGTAGGCGCGCTGTCTGGCGTATTCCGCTTTGTTATATACGGCGCGCACACCTTTCTGCTCATGTGCCAGAGCCTTTTCAATCCAGTCTGAAGGATAACCAGCCTCATGCAACAACGTACTGGCTGTACGGCGCATATCATGTACAGTGAAGTCCTGAATATGCTCACCATCTTCATTTATTATTTTCACCGTTCTGTCGATCAGAGAGTTCAGCGCGGCATTAGATAATGGCTTCCGGAAATTGTAACGACCAGGAACCAGATATTCACTTCCACCAGCGCACATCTGCAACCCGACCAATATATCCTGTGCCTGTTTAGGCAGGTAAATAACGTGCGCCCGGCTTCCCTTCATGCGGTCTGGAGGAATTGTCCATGTCCATTTTTTAAAATCTATTTCATCCCACGTTGCATTGGTGAATTCGCCCTTACGAACCATAGTGATAAGCACCAGTTTTAAAGCCATTTTCATAGTGCCCATAGCACCAATGGCATCCAGCGTGCGGAAGAACAGGCCAATTTCTTCTGGTGCCAGTGTTCGCTCTCGTGGTTTAAATATGGCGATAGACGAAGGTTTAATGTCAGCCGCAGGATTAAACAAACCATGACCACGGTCATTGGCGTGACGGTATACGCTACTGATGATCTCCCTGGCCTGCACTGCTGTTGCCCGGCCACCGCGTTCGACAATCCGGTCACACAAATCACGAACCATCGATGTGGTAATTTCAGCCATCATTTTATTGCCAAGAACCGGAAGTATGTCACGGTCGATCACCGCCTGTTTCATTGCGCGGGTACTGTCAGCCAGGATGACGTGTTTCATATAACTGTCGGTATGTACCGCAAACGTCTCGGCACCACGAATCTTTTTGATACCGTCACGTTTAGCCGCAGCCGGTGACTGGCCTGCTTTAAGCAGCTTCTTTGCAGCAATCAGTTCTTCTCGCGCTTCTGCCAGGCTGATACCGTCACGCCCATACTGCCCGATTACCAGTGTTTCGCGGCGACCGTTGATACGGTAGTCATAGCGAAACGAGACCGTGCCTGACGTAAGCACAGCTACATACAGCCCGTCACGATCGGAGACCTTGTACAGTTTGTCCTGCGGCTTGAGGTTTTTTAATTTTGTATCGGTAAGCACAATTCACCCGTATAGAAACCATTTTCATGACGGTATGAGAGTATACCTTTAAGGTAATACCGTCACCTGTACCGACGAAAAATATGGTGTATAGTGAATAGAAATGAATACATAAAAACAAAAACCCTCTGTTTTTACAGAGGGTTAAATTAGTATCTGAATAGGAATGAGTTGCTATGAGTTAGCTGTTAATCATTCCCACTCAATTATTTACGATAACCATAACCAATTGAGTGATAACATTTTTCCAAATCTCAATTTTTCCCGTACCGTTTTATATACCGTCACCGGAAATCAGTACCATGAAAAATGCCATGCTATCTGGTCAAAGTGTCGTACTGTTTTTCGCAGACTCTTCCGGCTTCGGCTGCCCGGTCAGCATACTCTGCCAGTTGTCTGTTTCTCTCGAGAGATTTGCTGAGCACGTCGGCAAGCAAAACTCCGGTGTCTGCGGCTGACGACCCAGCGCCGACAATGGCGTTATACTGCCTGAGCTGCTCACGGATGGCAAAGAGTTGTTGCTGCAACCGGCCAGCGCTAGCGGCAGCATCAAGAGCATCATTGCGCGCCTGGTCGATCCTCTGCTGAGCTTCACGTTCATTGGTCACTTTCTCCTGTTCGTAGTACTGACGAACTTTGTCTTCTTCGGCTTTGCGGTCTTCTTCCGCCTGAGCATACCCGGCATCGTACTGGCGACTGCCGTGTATATTCCAGGCAACCACTCCTGATATGACCAGAACAGCAAGCACTGCCACGATAAGAAACTGTTTCCAGTATGCTTTTACGAATGCCCAGATCATACCGCCAGCACCTTACTGGCAGTGATGTACCGCGCTCGCCGGTCGTCGATGCCGTTCCGGCCACCATTGATAATCAGAGTTACACGTGCAATATCGCCGGTATACTTCATGCATCCTTTGCTGGCGAAGAACCACGCCGCGCTACGAGCCGCATATTCGTCCTGCGCCAGCAGTTCAGGGCTCTCCAGCAGGTTAACCTTCAGACCGTTTCCGCAATCACGATAGTTATTCAAACCGGTAATCTGGATAAGTCCGCGCCCTCGGTAATTCCAGCCATCACCAGGGGCATTGTTCCCCATGCGTTTGCTGTATACCAGATTTGCGATCGCGCGCTGGCGCTCAAGTGGCAATGGTGGTTCACCAGCACGGCGCCCCAGTGCATTAGCCTGCCCCTGAGTGAGACGCCCAGCCCGAACGAAGTTAGCCAGTCCGCTGACACTGTAGTTGAAATTCTCCTGCAACCTGGTGAAGCCCCCAGACTCATGCCCGACTTGAGCAATAAACATTGCCTGATCTTCTGCTTTGCTGATACCAAACTCTTTCATCGCAGAAGTTATATGCGAGAACCAGCGTGCGGCCAGTGCCTCGCTGATACCAGCAGCTCGCTGGAATTGTTTAATCTCCATGTTTAGACCTCGATACTTTAAAAATTTGAACGACGTTACCGCGCGTTTTAATAACCGCAGCCAGCATGACAGCGTTGATAATGACCTCAGATAAATCCACAGCCATTGGCGTACGTAACCAGATTGCATAGGCGACTCGAACAGGAATACTGGCCGCAGCAACAATCAGGAAATAAGCAAGCCATCCTCCCCACCTTCGATGTTGAGAGCCGTTACGCCGGAATGTGACAACGCGAATTGCTATGCCAGTGCAAATAACTGCATTGGTGATAAGCAAAAAAAACTCATGCGTTACCATCGTCTTTTCTCCCCGGAATTAACTCGCGTGGATTATCGGAACGGTGATAGAGCCATATACCAATACGCACAGCGACAATTGCTGACACGAATGCGCCTGCAGAGAAAACAATCCCTTTTTCAAAAGAGTCCTGCGTGATGGTAGGGATCAGGCTGGCTATGCCGATAAGAATTGATGCTGCTGGTTTGTAAAAGAGAAGGCCGCAAAGAAAGCTGAGCATCGACAGGAGCACCCGGCGACGGATGGGGTACTCTACTGCAGAGGTAACAAAAATTACCGCCCCAGCCAAAGCCCCTAAAGCAACCTCCGGAGGGGCACCTGCAATAACCGCAGCAAGAGAACTAAAACTAAGCAACTGATTTAATTGCTCACTTGTTACTTGAGCAGACATACTTTCTCCTGTTTACTATCTATAAGCCAGTCAATTATTGATGACTAAACCCGCATAGTAAACCATATATGAATCATTATTGTTCCATATCATATATCTCAATAAAAGTACTAATGATTTTACAGAACGAGCCAGCAGAGTGGGGGCAGTTGTACAGGAACCATAGACTTAATTTTGTATTTAATAATGCTATGGTGTAATAAACCTGAACATGTATTTAAAATACGTACTGATTCATGATAGAATTCAAAGATAACTTTTCACAAACTCCGTTTTTGATACCCGCAAAATATTGCGGGCTTTTTTTTAACGTTCTTCCAGAGACTGAATCCGCTCTTTTATCTTATCCATTTCTCTGCGCTGCCATGCTGCCTCGATATAGAATAAGAGATCAGGTCTGACCCCCCATCTAGATCCTGCTGGCGTTATTTCAACGCGCTCAATGATGTCTTCCATTACCATCACTGGATTATCATCCTCATCAACAATGATGCTCCCGTCATTATCAGTCAGCGGCATTTCCCTTTGGCCAGTAATGACGTCATCATATACTGCGGGATAATCGTCATAGCAAAGAAAGGCATAGCGGCATGTTGTGCTTTCTTCTTCCATGAGTCCGTGAGAAATAAGAACATCACGAAGTTGCTGCGCGATTACACCATGATGTATCCTCGCCCCTTCTTCCCCCTTTATAGCGACAGCGTTCAGCCATTTATAAGCGATATACCTGACGTCACCCCAGGCATCCAGCAATGCTTCGTCAGGAGAGACCGGCTCTGTCTTTAATGTTCCGTCACTGGTAACCACAGGATTGGAGCCAAGATAAACTGTCGAGAACCTGTTTCCCGGACCACCAAGAGCATTTACATTATCAAGATAAGGTTTAACATCTCCGTTCTCAAAAAGATGTTCGAGTGCGTTATATACCGCGCGACGTGGAGTACTGCTTCCGGAACCATGCAACGTTATCATTGCACCATCTGCTGAAGACGTTGTTTCACCGCCGCTAACGATTAATCTCTGAGCGGTAACATCATCAGACGGTACTTTCTTCGCAATAATGGCGTAATTACCCTCAAGTTTGACTTCCGCGCGAACTTGTCCTGATGTACCTGCATGGACAGTCAGTGACTGGACGGCAACATCATCTGTGAAATCAACGGGTACAGGAACCGTCCTCACGCCTGACGTCGACATAAAAGTAGGAAGCGTTCTGTTAGGAGTGGCTCCGTAGACAAAATCCCTTGAAACAAATTCTTCCTGTTTAATTTTCACCCTGAAACAATACAAATCAGCCGGGTGACCATCGTGAACATAAGGATATTTTCTGTTGTTATCCCCTATGCTCCATGGGTTTAGAAAGTCTTCCCCACCGAAAATGTAGTACAGCCAGTTGTCTTTGATACAAACTGAACCAACACCAACTGCAGAGTTAACTATTCCGCCCTGATAAATCTGATCAGTAACATTAACCCACTCTACATTATCCAGACTCCACTCATTGACGTTAACTCTGGTCATAAATGTTCTTGGATAATTTCCTGCATAACGGTTATCAGGTTCTCCTCCTTCCCACTCACCAAATGCGCGCTCACTGCCAAAAATAATCAGCTCATCGCCAACTTTGGCAAAAGGAAGGTTTGAGTGATGAACATTATTTGGGAAGCGAAGAGAATTCCATGATGTACCTAAATCAGAGCTTCTGTGCAATGAACTACCGGGTTGAGTACTTAATGTCCCCCTGGTCGTCAGATACAGAATGCCATCATAATATTTTACACATGGCTCAGATGCATTCGCCTCATATTCTGCAGGTATGCGTCTGCGAACAAAGCTACCAGGAGAACCGAAAGCATCAGAGAAATAGAGTATCCCAAGCTCGCGTGGACCAATATCACCATTATGGTAGCCAACAGCAAAACTGTTATCGCTAATCGTCGCAAAACTGTGAATCTCAGTAACAGGAGTGCTTCCGTCAACAAAAGAAGGAATAGTTCCAAGACTGGTTTTTCTCCATGGTGACGAGTGAAATGATGTACCAAAACTCCAGTATCTACCCTCGTTATTCTGATCCACATCCTGGGTATTTTGCGTCGTAACTGTAAAAGTATTTTTATCAATAACAGTAGTCACCGTCATATTCCCGGTAACACCTGTAACACCAGAGTTTGAGAAGTTGACAAAATCACCAGCAAATAATCCGTGATCAGTAATGCGAATATAAGCGACTTGCTGATTTGCTGCTTTCGTTATACCACCATAAGCGCGAAGGCTGCGACTCATTGGGCGATCCCACAACTCTGCAACCTGCAGTTTATTTCCGCTCACGGTCCGCGTCTCAATTACAGCAAAAAGGCGATTTCTGACAACCCCCATACTCATGCAGTGATAGTTAACTGTGGGATAGTTTTCATGTAAATCTGTAAGCCATTCCGGCGTTGTCCAGGTCTTCCCGTCATCTCCTGAGCGAACCCATGCAACATGGAGGTTATTTACACCATGGCGGTCTCCAGCCATAAAAGGCGCATAGATGACATTGTCATATACAAACGTTTTATCCTGCGTCCAGGCGTTGTACCACGGTGTATCTGTAATTTTAAATAACTCTCCCTGGATAAAATCTTCAGAAGCATAAAAAAGAGGCTGGCCCGGTATTCTCTCAAATAAAAAACGAGCATTTTTAAATCGACTGACATCCGGAAGAGTTGATACTTTAAAAGTAAGCCCTAATCCGTCAATTTTATAACCTGGAGATGAGGCTTCAAGGCACGCGCTTATTGCAGTGGAATCGTCATTTATACCATCACCAACAGCTCCAAAATCTTTGGGGCTAATAGCATCACGCATTTTATCCTGGAACGTTCGGTACACAGCCCCAGAACCATACTGAATAAACCAACCAAAACCACCAACAACCCCGGCGATTGCAGCATCGACATAATTACGCATTGAGCGATTATTTACAGCGTCCTGCTCAAATGATGGATCTGCAAGGTTAGAAATTTTGTTTTGCTTTGCATCGTAATATTTTGCAAGCAAAGATGGTTTCATCAATGCACGTCTGAACCACCCAAAACATTGCTGGATCAGCATCGTCAGGTAGTCAAAGGCATCTTCATGCACTTCGGGGAAAAATTTTCCCTGATTGCGAAGGTCTGTCTCCTGCACTACATCAAGCACACGATCTATCGTAATTCGCCATCCAGTAGCAAGCGGAGACGGAAGAACCACAGAACCGCCACTATAAGTGCCCGCCCCAGTTACCGTATAACCGGTATCCAGAACCAATTCTGTTACGTTTCCGTTCAGGTCAGACACCTGAACAACCAGGTCTGATTTTCTGAAAATTCGAAAAGTATACGGAAACGATGTCGTAACGCCGTTACCGGTGTATTCGTTGTGGTCAACTTCGGTTGAGACCGTCATGTTAAATCTCCAGATAGTCGCAGCACCCGTTGCGCCGCATATCTGGTTATTCTATTACCTGGAAAACCACATATGGATAGAAAGGATGTAAATACGAATAGATATTACCTTTCAGGTAATTTGCAAAACGTGCTGGATAGCAAACAAATTATTTGATACTGTATAAATATACAGTTATTGCATGGAGAAGATAAGATGCAGCAGTATCACTATCCACTGGAAGACGGATTTACCGAAAGGATTCACACGCCGGGAGGCGTCAGGTCACTGGTGGAGGGATCGCACTTGATGAAATTACTCCGGGATCTCGATAAGGATGGATTTAATGTCGATGGCCCACTTGCCGAACTGACTGCACTGATTAACTACGTCACCAGCTCACAGATGTCTATGCAGGATCTGCAAACACATCTCGACTATTGTGCCGAACAATTACGAAAACAAACCCGGTAAATTTAAAGGCCGCGAAAGCGGCCTGTGACATGTCACGCTCACGTTATGACAAGCCTATGTACCCTGCTACACCAGATAATATCATAATAACTGCAACAGCAAATTCGCCATCGTCAATGATACATTTACGGTTCATAACGCCAAGTGCAACAAGCGCAAACACAACAAGAATAAAAGCAATCATTTCTCATCCTTATTGCGGAGTGACATCCCTGTCTCTTATACACATCTGACGCTGCC